GTGACTTGTATTATTAGACAAGCATATTCTTCTAATGTTGTTTTAAATACTGTAGATGCATATTACAGAGTCTACGTTAGGGAAGGACAGACAGAAGTTGAGGTTCAGGGTTGGACTCCAATTAACAGAACACCTGATAGTTTTTATTTTGTATTTGATACAAGAGATAAAATTCCAAACGAATACTTCATTGACATGAAAGTAGTGACTGACTTAAATGTTGATATTTATAAACAGACATTACAATTCCAAATCGTAAATAGAAAGTAAAATGAACAACACAAGATATATGTTCTTTCAGAACTTAGAACAAATGAAAAGACAATGTGAGATGCTCCTTCAAATGGATGAATCTATGATTGAATCCCTATTGAACAACGGTCACGATTGGGCCGACGACCACATCTCAGAAGCAAAAAATAATATGGACCAAGTATTTGATTTCATTATGAATGAAAAAGATGATACCCACGGTGATGAAATGATTATTGATGACGTTATGGAAAACAAAAAAACAATTAGAATCACTGAAGATATGTTAGAGGCAATTATCCGACGTGTAATTAGAGAAAAAGAAAAAGACACAACACTTTGCGAAAGAGGTATTACTGCAGCTAAAGCTAAATATGATGTATACCCATCGGCTTATGCTAATGGATATGCCGTTCAGGTTTGTAAAGGTGACATGCCAGATGTTAATGGTGTAAAAAAATGTTCAGGAAAATATTGTTCAGGTAAATAAATTGCAATATATTTGCAATCTAAATATTTATTTGAATGTCTTACCAAACTTACACCCTAACTAAGGATGATGAACTCATTCTTGAAACTCAAGCAGCAACTGTAGACCGTGCAATTGATTACTTTGCAATCGATTATCCGCAAATCTTTTCAGTAAGTAGTGGTTATACAATTGGATTGAAACAAAAGGATAAATACCCATCGTTTCAAAAAGAAAAAAGGGACAATTAAGTCCCTTTTCTTTTTTTATAATATTCTCTAATTGACCACTTATATCCAACATCACCACCCCTTAACAAACTGTTAAGATATAAAACATCTTCATGTGGTTTCCCTTTATATGATTCTGATAAAGTAACTTGATTATTAAGTTTGTCAAAAAACTCTTTTATTTGTTTTACATCGTCAATACTTACCTCACCTGAAACAATTCTTTCAGACAATCTGTTACTACCACCTCTTTTTTTAAGGTACTTTAAACCTTTCTTAACTACCTCAATAACTTGTTTAGGTACACGTACAGTATCAACATCTTCTGTAATACGTATTTTAAGGTCACTGGAACCCTTAAAAATTCTATGGTAGGTCTCTTTATGTATTTCTATTTTTTGTCCAACAGAGAGTTTCTTTGGTAGTTCATTCTCCATTTGTAGTAACCAATTATCACCTTCAAGAATTTCAACAATTCTATTTTTCTTATCACGGTGCCAAATTAGCTCTTCCGAGTCCACATCTTTAGAGAAAACTCGTTCAAAAATATTCTTTTTTATATTTTTCTGTGAATAAACCATTACCAATATCTTCCAGGAACATTATTACCAAAATCTTTGTGTGCTCTACACGCCCAATAACCAGGTTTAGTTCTATCTTTCTTTTTTTCACACTGATGTCTTGCCGCAAATGATGCTCTTGCACCTGAGTCGTTCCACTTTGCCGTCATAACAGGAGAACCATAAGATACTTTTACTATTTTACCTGATTGTGGATTTTTAACATACACATACCATTTTTTTGGTCCACCTGATTTTGGTTTACCAAGCTCAACATTTTTTCCTTTGTATTCCGCTTCATTAATCATAGGGTAATCCAATGGTAATCTTTCACCTTCATATATAAAAAATTTTCCTAAATCACTATTCAAAAGTTCGTTATCAAATTCATTTTCATAAATTCCAATTTTCTTTAATTCTCTTGCTTCATTAATTAAGTTAAAATACTTTTGACTTCCAGGTCTGAATACATTCTCACTAACAGGAATATCATTTTCCAAATGATATTGTAATTCTTCAGAAATTAGAGAAGTTTCTTTATATTTTTTTAGTGCCTTTATGATAGATTCTTTCATTGATTCATTTTTTGGTTTGTATGATGTCATTACGGGTTTTTGACCTTTCCCTGTTTGTGTATCTTTCTTTTCGGCTGCTCTCTTTTGTCTACATGCCGCTTTTTTTTCGGAGTCACTCATTTTACCAGCAACACCTGCTGCTCTACATTTAGGGTATGCTTTAGAGTCCGCATCAGGTCTACCACACGGTGGATGTTTACCATCTTTATCCCTACTACATATATTAACCCACGGACCTTTTGGTTGTGAACTACCTTTTGGTTTCTTTTTTTTACCGAACCAAACTGCTAAATCTTCAGAAAGTAGATACTCATTCATATTGATAAATTTTAAAAAATACTTATACATATAAGTATCAAATAAAGTTATTATGTCACAAAATTTTGATGAAGGTTTTCTATTCGATGCAATTAAGTATCAGAACAATGATGATTTGGGTCGTTTTTTAGAGAAGATGACACCTGACCAAGGGTTATATTGTTTAATTCAGGCAGCTAAATGTGGATTTACACGTGGAGTTTTTTCTATTGAAGAAACTGAAGTGTTATCAAAAGCAATCCGTCTAATTACACGTGACTCCGATGCTAGTCCAAGTAGTATCGGTGACCCAGAAGTTCACAAGGCTTAATTTTTTTTAAAAAATCTTTAAAACAAAAAAAGGGGACCGAAGTCCCCTTTTCTATTTAGTGTTTTGAGTATTATCTCAATTCTCTTAAGTCGAATGTTCTAACACCATCAACTGTTACCTTACCGTAGAATCTGTTGTTAACCATCTTCTTAGCGTATCTTGTCATGATACCCTTGATAGGAGTGAAGTTGAATGGGTTGTACATAGTTGGAGTCAACTGAAGAGGTACATATGGTGCGTAAACGTAACCTGTATCTAACAAAGAGTTACCTTTGTGTCCCAACAATACTGTGTTTGGTGGGAAGTATGGGTCACGATATACTTGATATCTACCTGCTAATGTACCGATTCTTTCGATACCCATGTTGTACTGGTCCTGCTCAGGAGCTGCGTTTGAAACGTGGAAGTATTCCAAGTCATCAAAAATTGCACTGATTTCAGAAGATACAACAATCCAGTTTGCTCCACCTCTTAAAGTAGACTTGTGAATTTGAGCTGAAATTTGGTTGATTGCAGTAATCAACGTTTGGTTCCAGTCTTTCTGAGTGTACTGAGTTAATGGAGTAGCTGTTGTTCCTCTCTTCCAACCGTTGTAGTCCCATCTTAATGTCCAAGCCGCACCTTTTCTAAGGTCTCTCAAGATTTCTCTGTCGATTTCAGCTGCCACTTGCTCTGACAATAAAGCTGTTAATTCAGCTTCAGCGTCGATGTTGTGGAATGCTGATACGTCTTGTGCCATTTCAGGTGACCATTGAGCTCTTAACTTTCTTTCTGTAACAGAAACAGTTACTGCTTCAAGGTCAAAAGAAACTTCACCAATTCTATCTTCGAATTCCATTTCTTTGTAAATTCTGTAAGTTGTGGTGAACTGTGAACTTGGTGCCACTGAACCGTTAGCCAATGTTGTGTAACCTGAGTAACCGTCAAACGAACCTGCTCCGATAGAACAAGGAACTTGGAAGTCAGCCTCAAGGTAAATTTTACCGTCAGCGTCACAAATGTTGTCATAAGAACCACCGTTAGCCGTGTTCGAAGAACCGAATGCTGGTGATGATGTTCCACCGTACTCAACGATACCTTTACCGTATTTCTGTGTTACAACTCTGAACAACAAGTTACCTGTAACTGCTGACCATGGAGATGTACCTGGAGTTGATGTAATAGTCAAATCAGAAAGGAATGTTTCTGTGTCGACTGTGTTACCATCAGGACCCATTAACTTACCGTATGAACCTGCGTTAGAGAAACCTGACATAACAAGTAATACTTTTCTGTATTCACCTGCAGTGTAACCAGATGCTACTAATGAATCACCTACCCATACTACAGTTACGTTTGGTGCAGTTACAGAAGAGAACTGACCTTTAGAGTAATCGAATAATCCTGGTGGGTCAAGAGCTGGTTCGTTACCTTCGTAGAATCTATCGTAAAGGTCTTTACCGTTGTCTGCTCCATAACCTTGGTTAGGGTTGTTCTGACCTGAATCAACTGCTTCAGGTGAACCGATTGGTGCGTAGTGTTGTGTGCCGCCAGCGCCACCAACATACTGTTGAATTTTAGGTACGAAGTAGAACAATTTACCGATAGGTAAGTTCATTGCTTGTACTGATACGATATCGTTAGCCAATAATTTAGAGAATACTCTTCTAACGATAGGGAAAACAACCGTCTCAAATGAACCTGTGTCAGATGTAGATGATGCTTCGTTGATTAGGTAAGAAGCTTGGTTTTCGTAAAGTTGAGCCACATTTTCTCTCATGTGACCTTTCAAACCTTCCAAGAAACCTAACTTATCCCATTTGTTGATTGTGTCTTCTTTGATAACTTTCAAGTGCTTAAGACCGATGTTACCAACAAGACCTGATTCTAATAATGCTCCCATTTTAGTTTTTATTTAGTTTTGTTTTAGTTTATTTTTATTTTTGTAATTTACTCATTAAATCTTTCATTCTTAAGAACTGAGGATTTTCATAAGTTTTTGACTCAATAAGATTTGTAGAAGCTCCTCTTGATGGAGTCTTAGCAACTTTAGCCTCAACTGATTCAGAAATAGTTGAGGTTTCTTTGCTTTGATATTCTTCTTTCAAAGTCTTATAAAGAGTCTTTGATTCTTTTAAAGATTCAACAGTGTCAAATCTTCTCAAAATGTTAATTTTTTCTTGTTTTGTTGTTGTGTGCTCAGTGAACAATCTCGTTGCGTAAGCTAAGTTTGAATTGAAAACAGCTACTTCATTTAATTTTTCTCTGAAAATATTTAATGCTTTTCTGTATTCTTCATTCTTTGCTCTCAAAGATTCTACTTCTTTAGCCATCTCACTCTCAGATACAGTTCTTACCTTTTGTTTTGGTAAACCGTGTCTTCTTGGGTCGTTCTTAGAACCATTACCCAAAGTACGAGCAGCTTCAGTTGTTTCAGCTTCTTCTTCCTCCGACATTTCAAATGACTTCTTTTTCAAGTTCATACCAACACCCTTAGGTTTAATAGTCATTGAACCTTCTTTCATTTCACCGTCTTCCATTTCAGAATCTTCCATTTCAGATAGGTCAAATGATTTTTTCTTAAGGTTCATTCCCATACCTTTTGGTTTAATAGTCATTGACTCCTCAACCTCACCTTCGAATGCTTTTGTTTTTTTATTCATACCTTTTTTTGTTGTGTAATCTTCATCACCTTTATGGGTTTTTGATTTTTCACCCTTTTTCCCGTAGTCACCTTCACTCATTTCTTCGTACTCTTCATCAGAAGATTCATCTTCATAATCTTCCGTTTCATCTTCGTCTTCAGAAATTTCAATTTCGTAAACTACATCGTCTTCTTCGTACATCTCGTCCATTGTTTCTTCATAGTCTTCACCTTCTGTGTGAATTTCATATTCAACATCAGAATTAGTATCCTTAAGATGAATTGAATCTTCATCTTTAGAAACAATAATACCATCTTCTTCGCCCATGGCTTTGAAGACTTTTAAGATTTCATCATCAGACGCAGTTCTAAGGTCTAAAGGTAATAGAACTTCTTCTTCGTCATCTACTTCTAATTCATCACCAGGTAGGTCCAAAGACATAAGGTCTTCTTCACCTCCTAATGTTTCATCAGAAAATTCATCGTCAGATTCTTCATCATCAGATTCTTCATCGTCCATTTCAAGTTCAGCTTGTTCTTCCATTTCGTGAGCGTGCTCACCTTCTTCCATTTCTGATACTTCTTTCATAGACTCCGCTTTTTCAACCTCTTCAAGAGATTCCTTTACTAGTTCACTGATTTCTTCCTTCATAGTAGAAGCAAGTATTCCTTTTGCATTTTGAGTTACGGCTTCTTCCAAATTTTTCATTTGTAAAAGTGCCTCTTCAACTAAAGATTTTTTTTCGTTTTGCATTTTAGTTTTAACAAGAGTTTGTTTATTTTCCTTAATAAATATCTCAGTTTTAAAAAAAGTTTATTTTTTAATGAAATGGCAAAAAAAAATCGGGTTTTAGCCCGATTTTAATTTTTAATATTTTAATAAATTTTTTATTCGAAAACTTCGTCAATCTTACTTTCACTTACTGAAGTAATTCTCCAATCGTTTGTAAAACCTTCAAACTTTTTAGTAACTTTAGCTTCAACATCAGTAACACTGAAACCTTTTACCAACTTTTCTTCTCTAATTTTTTTTACTTTGCCAGTGTCAGTATCGACCAAGTCATACTGAATTTTGGCCACAAAATATTTTTCGTCCATAGTTTTAATTTTTTTTAATAACCTAAATAATCG